TATATTGCATATAATTTCTGTCTTTCATCTTATCATAAGTACCTTTTCTTACAAGCCCATAAGTAACAGCACCGCCGAATTCTAATACACCTTCCTGCGACATAACTCTTAATTCTTCTCCATCGTCATTAAATATAGTATCACCTAAGTTAAGCACATCAGGGTAAACAACTGAGAAAGAATATTCTGCGTCAATTCTGTCACCTAATCCTTCACTTTGCATTGTAAAAGTAGGTGCTTTTTTAATCAAGACACCATATATTTGTTGTTCAGTATATATAGGTACTACTCTTCCAAATTCGTTAAAATCATATACTTCTTGCCTTATTACTTTATACATTTTTCCACCCATAGTATCAAGTACCATTCTAAGGGATTGTAAATCAGGCATATACTGATTATTCATTTAAGACAAGCACCTCCACATCAATATCTTTTGCCAACTGTGGTATATTTGGATTTTCAACCTTAATACATTCATTTACGGTAAATGTGAAATCATTTCTTTCCCACCATTGACCGTTTATTGTTTCTCGTGCAGACTCTACATTATTTGTTCCATAGAAGAATAATCCTGCTTTTTCTAATTCCATTAAAATAGCACTTGTTCTTAAAAGAGAAAATAATGTAAGAGCAATAGTAGGGCTGTTTTCTCCATATATAGTATATGTAACATCAATAAATCTCTGCATATATACTGCATCATTATCGTCTACATAACTTTCGTCACCAGGCGTAAATTGTACTTTAATATAGATAAAATCATCTTTATTAGAAAACCCACTCATTCCATCGTCATATTGTTGGTTAATAATATTTTTTGCTGTGTAACCACCAACATTTTGGTAAGCAGGTCTTATATTCTTTTTATTAAATTTTGGCAAGAGTTTTCTTGTTAAACTTTGAAAGAAATCTTCATATTGTTCCCTTGTCCAAATAATTGATTTATCTAATGACATTATAATACCTTTATTTCATTATATATTTAACTCTACCACACCTTTACCAATGGGTTAATTATTTATATTAAGCATTGATAAAAGTCTGTTAGAATACAGATTTTCGGGCTTAGTCTTTATCTTCAACCACAAGTCCTCGTAATGCACTTCTCATTTGACCTGTCCAGATACCAACTGTTTTTTCAACTGCCTCGTCAGCAGTAACAGATTTATTCTTTTTCATTACATCTTTTGCCCAAGCCCTAATCGTAGAATCTGCATTTTCTTTCCATTTTGGATTCTGGTCACTTGATACAAAATATGCTTTACATTGCCGTTCCATAAATAATGCTAATTTTTGCATATATTCATCAGCGGCAACTTGGTCACCTTGCATAAGGGCTTCAAATACTTTACTGAAAAACTTTTTTTGAATTATATCTATATTATTGTCCCTAACCGGACCAAGTAAAGGTCTACCGTCAATATCTTTAGCAGCAGAACCGTGTTCAAAAAGCCATAAAATTTCGGCGTTATTTATAGATGTTTGAGGTTGAATATCTGTTTTAGATTTTTTAGAATTTTTTACTGATTTTGACTTTGAGGTTGCTTTTCGTACTTTTGAATCTTTAGGTATGCCGTATATTACTTTTTTATTGTAATTTGCAGGAACATTAAAAAATGATTTATCTACAAGTACATTTATATCTATAATATCTGCCATAATAATTTTAGGTTGATATTAACATACCGAACCACCCTCTTGCACGAGATAATTGAACTAATGCAGTACCATAACCAGTTCTATACCAGAATTCATATCCGGGATTATGCTCCATAGTTAAAGAGGTATCGTACGAATAACTGATTCCTCCAACTGTTCTTGATGTCATTACACCACCTGCAACAGAATCAGCACCTACCGATTGTGCTAACGAAGGGTCAGTTATACAAGCATAATGGGCAACCCCAAGCGAAACCGCAAATCCCCAGTCCTCTAACCAATAACTATAATTAAATTGTGCTTTACATTTATCGACAAATTCTCTAAATATAAGTTTATTATCTGGGTTACACGCCCATTCTTTAAGTTTAGGAATATATTTACAAAATGTTTTAAGAGTGTACCTTGGCGGTTTCACTTGATTAGGAAGTCCAATTATCATATTACAAAGTCCTTACTAAGATACCTTCGTCAATTAAAGACCTAATACCTTTAACTTCTAAATCCATAGCGGTAAGTTGTTTTTTCTCACCTTTATGAAATACTATAATGTTATTATCGTCTGTTGACCAAGTACCATAAGTTTGTTCTATTCTGCCGTTTGCATCAACACGCGATTGACAGCTTAAATTCTTATAAACAGTGATACTTCTATCACACAAGTATGTGCCGGGTATATATTTACCATTTGCCATATTATAAATTCTCCTTTGAATAATTTTTATACAAGGTGGTTTTTTACGCCACCCTGTTGATATTAGTTATTTTAGCCTTGTGCAGCGAAATCCCAATACGAAACAGCACCAAATGTATCGGCGCTCTCATTGTACGGAAGTTGGATACGAGATACCTGACCGACAAAGTATGTGGTATAGCACGCTTTATCAATGTTAGGAGCGGTATAATAACTCTGAATAGGATAAGGAATATCCATACGGACATAATCTTTATCGAACTTGTAAGCAATTATACGACCTGTGTTATGTGTGCCAATACCGTTAAGTCTTGCACGACCACGAATCTTAAGAACATAGTTATTAACACCAGCAGCAACTGCTTCGTCAATACCTATATTGTGTTTCATAATGAATTCACGCAATGTCGCGGTATATAATGCACTGAACCTGCTCGAAAGAATAGCAGCATCTTTCGTAGGAAGTAATAACGTATCAGGTAACATTTCAATGTTCTGGTTAGTGTTAGTAAGATAACGGTTAAGAACACCGTTGATGAAACTTACGATTTCTTCATCCGTCATACCTTCAAATCCAGGTTTAGTAGCGTCTTTGGAACCTGCCGGAATTTCATTAACAGGAACATTAGCGTTGTTAATAAAGCCATCAACACCTGCGCGACCTTCATAAGCAATACGGTCACAGAACTGATCCCAACCAGCCATAATAGCATCTTTATAAATTGCTTCAACTGCTTTTTGGAAACTAATCTTTTCGAGTTTGTCAACTTCAATAAACTTCATATCATAAGCAATTTCAAAGTTGTAAACTTCAACTGCCGTATGATTGAGTTTAGCATTAACACGAGGAATAATGTTGACGTTATTACCCATAACGTTTTGGTCCTCAGTGGGCTGACCTGCCCATTCTACCGAGAAGTAATCCACGAAATCAACCATTCCACCGCCGACATCGATAGGAATATCTTGTGCGTAAGTGTAGTTGACTTTCGGTTGATATTGTTTATTGTGAAGTTTGCTAAGGGTTGTCATAACGAATGCAAAGTTTGCATCGTGAATACGTGCCTTAACAGGGTCTTTATACAACTGATGATATACAGCAGGAGCCCAATCCCTTAATTTGATACCAAGTTTTTGTTCGCCGTGAGTAGCCGCAATACTTTCCGTGCTATCTCTGAGGCTTACTTGCTGAAAAATTTGATTTGCCATCTTAGTTCCTCCTCTTAATAACGGACACGGACAACGGTTACACTACCTTCCGAAATCCCTCTAAATTCCATATTAGCACAAGCAATCGTACCACTATTAGAAGTAGTAAATGCTTTCTTGCTAAAATCATAATAAACAGCAGCACCTTCTTTAGGTTGTGTACCATCTAACCTAACTGCTACATCGCCTTGAATAACACAAGCACAAGCGTCACCACCAATGAACTTAACTTCGTCTGCCGATTCAGGGAAGTACGGGTCAAGTTTAACATTAGTGCCTAAGCAAATACCAGCAACTTTGTCGTCTGCTTTCGATGCCGGAGCATATACTTGTGTTCTGTCGGTGTAAACTAAAAGTTCGCCCCCCATAACACCTGCTACTGCGTTACTCGACGTATCGGTTTTAGCGATAGTGCAAGTACGAGTTTTAATATCGTTGATGTTTATTTCACGGCCAAGCAACAAACGCTGATAACCGTCTTTACCGAAAATTCTTGCCATTATTTTTATTCCTCCAAATTATTTAATTCTTAGCCGCTTTATTATAACGGTCTTGGAACGATTTTTGTACATCTTCTGCTGTTACAACAGGAGCCGAATCTTTAACTGCTGCAAATTTAGAATATGCTTTCACCGAACCACTCTTCTTTTTAGGAGCAGCATCTTTCTTCATACCTTCGTCCATCTTAGGTAAGCAAGCATCTGCGTCCATTGCTTTGTTTTCTTCAATAGGTTCTAATTCTTCGTCGTAGTCTTCAATTTCTTCAACTTCAAAAGTATCATCTTCATCTTCTACCGGCGTATCTTCTTCCATAGGAACATCTTCGTCAGTTACGATTTCTTCTTCAACTTCCTCAGGTACATCTTCGTCAACAACGGGTTCTGCTTCATCAGCACCAATACCTAAATGTTCACAAATTTTAGTGAGCATATCCAAAACTTGACCCATTTTATCGTCGTCATCGTGGACAGGCTCTTCTGTAACAGGTGCAGGTGCTTCTTCAGTCGAAATATCATCATCTTCTATGACATCAAGTTCTTCTTCAGGCTCTGCATCTACTACTTCGTAAACGTCCTCATCAAGCATCTTATACTTGAATTTTTTGCCATTACGGATATTCTTCATTCCGTTTTGTCCTCCTAATTTATTTAATGATTTTGCACTATCTCTAATAGTAGCACACCCTGCCCTACCACTGTCAACAAGTGCTAAGTGATTTCCTCTTATATTAGTCATCACATATCGACCTGACTGGTCTTGTATTATATCTGTATTATAACCTAACGACAATTCTCTTTTTTCACCGCTTTTAATTAACTCTTGTACTTCGGGGTCAAAAACTATTACATCGCCAACTAAACAGTTTTCTAAATCACCTGTACCCCTTCTAATATTCCTAATGGTTCCTACCATTAAGTCCTTATAATTCTCCGGCGTTACATCGTCTTGTGGGTGTTCGTTACAAAATGGTTTATTCTCAAAAGAAGCAATAGCCTCAGGACTAAATACTTCTTCAGGAGTTCTATATACTTTTACAATTTTATTTGGGTCACCGTCTTGCATTATCTCACTTTCCAAATAGTCATAACTACCTGTTCTTGCAAGTATGCAGTCATAGCAAATAAGATAACCCGAATTATCTTCCCAAATACGAGGAGTTATCTTATGCCCAAATGTTAATCTGTTATCAATAATTCTCATATATTCCTTTCTATATAGTCAGGGTAAATATTAACATATAACTTGGTTGATTGTTTTTGTTCCAATGGCTATAAAAACACGCTTTAAGAAATATTTAACGGTATTTAGTTAATATCTACCCTGTTACATAAATTATTATATATAAATTAATTTTTATCTATTATTTTAATTAGTTTAGTATTGTCTTTATTTTATAGTGGAGTCAAATGCTTTACTATTAGTTATTGCTTTTTTAAGTTTATCTACACTTTCTTGACTCGGGTGTGCAGGCATAAATCCTGCTAATTCTCCAGGTAACTGCATAATTAACTTTGCCCATACTTTTAATTCTGGTATTTCTCTACATACATCTCTATATTTTGGAGAATTATTTCTTATATCTTGTTTAGTTACACCGTATTTTGCAATTTTCTGTTGTAACGCTCTATTAGCAGGTTCTACAAGTTTCTCAAGTTGTTTTACAATAGACAAATATTTAGAATAATCTTCATCTTTAATAGCAGAGTCTTTTATATTATCTATATACTTAAATAATTCTTCGACAGTATTAAATTTATTATCAGGGAATGTTTCTACCTTACCGTTTTTATGTGTTATCGTATATTTTCCATTAGAATAATTAAATATAACACCATTACTTCTAATACCAGACCACTCATCTTTTATCGAATTTCCAGCCATATCAATAGACATAAAATATCCATCGGAGTGCATTCTATTTAATTTATCTATAGTGCCTTCAAATCTATACAATACATCAGCACCTCTCTTCTTTATAGGTTTAACAGAAACACCATATCTTTTTGCTACCATATATGGATTTTCATTTGTGTTCTCATACCATTCTTCAATATATGCATCTTTAATTGCAGAATCTCTTGTAATAGATGCGTTTTTATAAATGGTCTTATGAGCATATTGTTTTAATTTGTTAGCAATTTCTGAATTGAGCTTCTTTTCCCCGTATTTTTTGTTTTCAGTATAATATTTATCCACTAAACTATAAGAAGGCTCAATAACGATTGTACCGGTACTGAGTTCCCAACGACCGTTTTTATCAGAACTTCTTTTTTCTCTAAATGAAAAATTAAGTTTGGGGCTACCCGAACTTGTTGTTACATCGTCGGTATTAATTTCTGCAATATCACTGTTCCAGTGCTGTTTAATATAATCTCTTATGGATTTTACTAAATTTGTAAGATTTATGTCATCAAGTGAATTTATATTCATTGTAAATGCACCGTACGAACCATCTTTTATTGAGGAATCTAAAATAGGTTCGCCGAAATGAGGGTTAGGATATTCATTAACACCAATTACTTCTGCATCAGGTTTATGTTTTGTAAATTTATTTATAGCATCTTCTTTTGTTGCTGCTTTAACAAGTATGCTTTGGTATACTGTTCCTTTTTTATAGGATATTTGGAATAAACCTATTTCACTCATACCTGGTTTCCATTGAGATATAGAATCTCTAACCTCATCCGTTTTAACTGACTTAACTTTGCTAATAGCGTCTATATGACTTTTTGCATCAACTATATAAACCCTATCGCCTTGTGTAATTTTGAATTTTTTCATTTAATACCTCTCAATTGAAATTATTTCCGTATTTTTCTATAAATTCTTTTTTATTATAAATAGCGATTCTACCGCTTTTTATTATTGCGTTTGACTTTTTAGTAGATTTATTATATTTACTATCTACTACTAACCTCTCTGCTACCTTTACTGGAAACGATATATCATCTATTCCAAATACTGGTAATTCAATACAGCGACAGTTAGGTGTTTCACCTGCATTACCCTTCATTCCGTCAAGAATAGGAGTATCATTAAAGAATACTAATACATTATTCATTAACTTATGACTTGGTCTTACCCTTGCATCTTGACTTGTACTCCACATATAACAGTTAATATCTAAACTCTTTGCTCGTACTTCTGTTAATGCAGAATTTAATTTAGCACTTTCCGTTCTGATAATGAGTTTTGCTCGTTTACCCATTTTCTCAGTAATATAGTCTTCTATATCCTGTCCACGGAATCCTTCGCCTTTAAGGTATGCTTTTTTAAGTTCTCTTTCAACATCTGCTGGTAAGTTTTTTATGAGCGACATATTCTCATTAAACTTATCCAAAAAAGGTTGATATATCTTAGTTTCTTTAATTAGGCTTGGTAATGCTTGTTTGAATAATTCTTCTTCTCGTTGTTTTTGTTTTTGTATATTTTGTTGTGCTAAGCCTATTGTTAAAGACTCAAGAATATTTGCAAAGCCTTCTCTATTCTTTTTTAGAACGTCTAAACCTAATCTGTTAATATGTTTTTTAATCCCTGTGAAATCTACCTTTAGAAGTTTATCTAATGCGTCTTCTATGGTAGAATCTTTTTTAAGGTTCAGTTGCTTAGTTAATTCTTTCTTTAAGTAATTGAAAAATTTAACTGCAGCGGTCTGATTAGGTTTTAAGCGTTTTCGTTTGCGTAAAAGAAAACTCGGTGTAAGTTTCTTTTTCATTTATCTTATAAATTATACTTTCTAAATAAACCTTGTTTCTCATCATCAGAAAGTCTATTATCGGATTGTATTTCTTTTTTCAATACCTTCCATAAGTTCTGGACACTGTTATATATTTTACTATATCCATCTACGCCTTCTAACAGTTGTATAGCGTCATTTAATCTTGATAATTGACTATCGTACCTATCTAAAGAAATATTATAAGCATCTGCTACTTCCACAACTCTATCTGGATTTATCTTAACTTCTAATTTTTGTTTTGCCGTTTCAGCATCTGTAGCATAAACTACATATTTCTTGTCATTCTTCTTAATTACAAATTTCTTATCCATTTTCTTATCCATAACCTTAGTTGAATTATTAAATATTTGCTCCATAGCGCATAAAGTAGTTGCACATACTTGACAACCTTCTTCTATAAAATTGTTACCTAAATTATTATCGTTTATTTCTTGTGCAAATTCACCAAATTCTTCGGCGATTAAGGTAAGCCATTGAGCAGGACTTAAATCTTCCTGCTCTCCGTACTTATCCTTAATATATTTAACACAATTATCAATGTTAATTTTTAAGTCTTCTATTGTCATCATTGTTTCTTACTTCTAATATATTTATTTATTGCTTCACTTTCAGATTCCGCAAATACTTTGTATTGTTTATCTCCTACCTTTATTGTATAAGATTTACGATTTTTAATATTATTAGAATCTTTTATAGTGGTTGTTGGAAATATCGTAAATATATTATCTGCCGAAGGACTTTCTATTTTACCATCTTTTGCTGATGTAAATAATTTTACAACATATCCATTATAGTTAAGTAACCCGCCTGCATAGATTGAATAACCTCTATACGAACTTAAAAACTTATCTCTAAATTCTTCTGGTGAATTAAATATTTTAATTTTTGGCTTATTAACATAAGGTAAGTTAGAATGCGTATATTTATATTTATCAATGTACGCTTCGACGAGAGAATTAGCGTCACTTGTTGATAATTTATCCTTTATAGCACTATCATTCTCACCTCGTAAATATCTCTTTGTTCCTTCTTTCTCACCATATTTTGCTTTGAGTTTGTCTGCTAATAATTTATGGTCTAAAGTATCATTCGCTGATTTTAATGAAAACGATATAATACCACCGCCCGAGTAAGTAGGTTCGCCGTGATAAGTTTTATCAGTTACTTGATAATATATTGTATAACCACTACTTGATTTTGTTTGGAAAATATAATATGTAACACCTAATGCACTCTTTTCTTTTCTAATAATCTTTTCTACTTTTACTGGGTCAGCATCAGTTATGTTAGAATCAGTTAAATAATTGCTCAGAGAAGGATTCCATTTCTTAAGATTGTCTAACTTAAAATAAAATTTACCATCTGAAACATAACGGCCTTCATCTTCATTAAATACTCCTTTATCCCCACTATGAAGTGAAACAAGTTCAGGAATATATACATCACCGAAAGTTTTATCTGTGTTAGATATACCATTAAATATACCTTTATATGTTTTGCCATTAAGTTTAACTTTTATAGTTAAAGAATCCATCATATTACAGTCACTAACTATATTTGTTTTTGAATTTTTAGATATCTGAACCCATCTACCTTGTTTCTTTAATTGAGACGCAATCGCTTTTGCTAATTGCGGATTTGGTACATCTGCTTCTTTATGATATACCCCTTTCTCATTTATAGTCCATACTTGATAACTATCGCTATCTTTTATATCTGAATCTATAAGTTTATAACGACCTAATTCAACTAATTTTTCTAATTGCCAATCAGGTATATTTGTATATGTTCCATTTGGTGTTTTAAGTCTATATGAATATTCAATTCTATTTGTATGCACATCTGCTCTAACTGGGTCATATCCGATTATCTCGTGTATACCGGCAGATGTTTGAATTTTCTGACCTTTATTATATTTTGGAGAATAATCATTTAATCTTACCAGTGCACTATTTACAAAATGAACGGTTTCAGTAGCACCTGTTTTAACATTCTTAAAAGTTACATCTCTATAATTATTATTTACTCCCCTTTGAGTTTCTTTTATATCCACAACTTCTAATACTTCACCATCTTCTACTATTTTCTGTCCTATTTTTAAGTTTTTACCACTTACATAAGATACATCTTTTATAGAAGAATCTTTAATATTTGATGCTATTATTTTTTTAAGCATCCCCGCAGATTGATATTGATATTTTTTACAATGTTTTTCCGTATCACCGGGTCCTATTACTGAAACGTAATGATAATAAGGTTGGGCAATAATAGTGTTATTATTAGATTCTTTCACCCATCTTCCATCTTTATAATCAAATCCGAAAGATTTCAAAACTTCTATTTCACCTTGTGCAGCATTATCAGAGTCGTTAAGATATTTATTTCTTACAGTTATAGTTTTATTTCCATTACTGATGAAAGCAATTAAACTCGGATTATATTGATGAATTTTGAAAACAGCATCGTCAAAATCACTTCCGTTATATTTATAGGAAGTCCAATCACCATCTTCTTTTATTTTTACAAAACCATTAGTTCTTATTGCGTCTTCACCAGTGTACCTGCTAATAGAATCACTTACTGCGTTATCCTTTGCTTTTATACAGCACTTAATAACTTCTTTAACATCTACATTTTTCTTGCCGTTTTTATCTTTTGGTAATTTATTAACATATTCTTCTAATTTATCGAAATCTATTTCTTCGCCTATTCTTAATTCAAGAGAACGTTTTAATGCAAGAAAGTTTGTTAAATCAAAATCTTTTAATTTACTATGTAAAGTTTTAACGGCTTGATTATAGTCATTTGCTTTAACTACATAGGTTTTTTCATTATTTATTTTAATTCTAAATTCTCTCATATATTGTTCCTCTTAATGTATGAATTCAAATACCAATACGGTTGATTTATCCCCTTTAGAAACGACTGCTGACGCTGTGCCGGTTGTTTCACCAGGTAACCATAAAATAATACTACCAGTAGGTAATTTAACTGAATTAGCGTCTGCAACATCTAAAGATGTTAATTGTGTTCCATTCCATTTAAGGCTTGTTATTGATGCTTCTCCTGTTTGTACTGCAATACCTATCCAATAATGTTCGCCTTGATTAGGATTAGTACTATTAAACTTAACCATCTTATCTAACGGTGCATAAATCTTAAATTGATTTTCATCTTGACCATTAGAAACAGTTACAACAGTTTGGTTTTTAGCACAACTTACTTTATTTGCATCTTGCGGCACATTAGCAGGGTCTAATTTATAAACTTTTACAGATGTCATAACATCTTCTACAGAATCACCCGCTATAAAATCATTTATGCCAACTCTTTGCATAAGTTGTGCTTGTTCATCTGGTACTAATATTGTAACGAATTGAGGTGTTTTCGATTTAGTCATTTTATATTCGGTGCTAAAACGAGTTAAGAATTCACCTTCGCTTCGTGTTGTTTTCATTAACTTCATATATAAGATTCTCCTTATTTATAATCTATTTAATCATTATTTCTATAATATTTCCTACATAACTGTTCTAACTTAACATCAAACGGGCTATTATTACTTGATTCAAATATTACGTTGTTATTATGGTCTTTATATGCCGTTATAGCATATCTTTCAGATTCTGAACCCTTATATAACCGTTCTATATAATTCCACATATCTTCGTGGAACATTAGATTTTGTGTAGTTAATATTCTAATATATAGATATGTATTATTACCTAAACGATATACAGTGTCGTCATATATTTTATTTAAGTTTAGTGCAGAAGGTATATTTTCTTTGTATGAAAACGACACACCTTTTATAACAGAACCTATATCTCTTATTACTGCTTTAACTTTAAGTACTGCCTGTCGTTGATTCTCAGCCTTAACGATAAAATTTCTATCATTTATTTTAACTCTATATTGTTTTATCATTTACGCTTTTTCCTATCAAAGAATTTATTTTTAAGTACCTTTTCTTTTACTTCTGCATAGTCATCGGTTAAATTATCTTCAGGTTGTTCTTCCCCAACTTGTGGTTCATTACTACCTAAATCCATTCCACTCAGTTCATTTTCTTCTTCACCCGACTGCTGGTCCATTTGTTTTGCTAACTCTAAATCTCTTTCTGCTAAGTTAGCACCAAATCCAGTTATAGCCGAATATTGTTTTAATTCTGCTAATCCTGTTTCTTTTGTCATTAACCCTGCTTCGGTAAGAGTATTTATAGCACCTGCTACACTATTTATAAGATTTACTTTTGCATCAGGTTCCATATCATTTATACTATTAAAATCATAGTCTAAATCGGAAGGTACTTCTAACCCTTCTACCTTAAATATTATAGGTAATAATTTATCTAATTCTACCCTTAACTCTGCTTCTTGTTTTCCAAGAATTGTTTGTGCGTAGAATACCATTTCAGTTGCATTATCACCTAAACCATTTTTAGTTTGTCCGTAAATCAAAACCTGTGGCATTTCAGCAGCACCTGCAATAAGTTCTTGTTCGTTTTGTAATAAATCATTTAATCCATTTAATTGAAGTTCTTTTCTGTCATATTCGTCATCTTTATCAATTAAAACTAAATCATTTATATTTCTATAATTATTTATTGCAGCCAACTGAGCACCTAATTGTGCTTGTGCTCCACTGTTACCCATACTAAGTCCACTCATCATACCTCTCATACCCGAAACCTTAACAATTTCAAGTAATGATTTGCCGACAAGTGATACGGAAGACATATTCATTGTGGTGTGGGCAAGAAGTGTTTGATAAATATGCTCTAATTCACTTAACCCCCAACCCATAAGTCTATCTTCCATCATTCTTACAGTTCGTCTATTTGTATGACGAAGTACTCTGCTATGATGTACTCTTGTGAACTGTGTAGACCGTTTAGAATCGCCGTTATCTAAATAGAAGGTATAATATTTAGGCGTATTAAAGTCAACGCTCTTGAAGTTAGTTACTAATTCAGTACTTGTTTCTAACCCATACCATCTATCTGTTGTATATAATCTTATAGGTGAATGTGGTTTTATATTATTTATATTTAATGGTTTTGATAAATCTTCTTCACCGTCGTCAACCATAATAAGAGAGGCAGCACCACCAAATAACCTTGCCTGCTCTCGTCCATAAATAAGTTGACTGTTTAATCTATTTAATCTTTTGTAAACATTTTCTAATTCGACCGGGTCTGTATCACATTTTATAGCAATACCGTGTGACCACATATCTTGTGCAACCCTGTCAATTATTCTTCTAAATATCCAGTTTCCGTGATATAATTCTATGATTGTCATTCTGTCGAATGTAATCATATCAGTGAAATATTCGCCACTGTTAAGATTTATATCACTTATACCTAATTTAAGTCGACTATTATTGAAAGACCCATCTTTAACGCTCACGCCATTACTAACGGACATACCTAATGCGTCGTCCATTAACTTTGTAGCCATTTTAATGCGTTGTTCTACTGATGCTTTACTTATATCAGTTGGCATCTTAGGTGCAGCGTCACTGATGGATATTTCAATATTGTCTATTAAAGTGTTCTTTTTGAGCCTGTCCATTTATCTTCTTAATATGCGTAACCAGATACGCTTATTGTTCTTGCTCCTGCCGAAGTCATAATGACTACGATAATCGGTGTGAATTTTTTATTTTGTTTATCCTCTACAGATATTGCACTTACAGGAACTGTAAATACATAATAACCATTTAATAAAGTTGTTCCTTTATGGATTATAGAATATGTTTTTTCGTTATATTTAATAAACATATCTTCTCCGCTATAAACGGAATTAGACAGTATTAAACCATTGTTAATATATCTGTTAAGAACAGTGTTTATTGCCGTAACAACCCTTGTTTGTGCCGTTGGAGTAATACGAATTTTACTTGTTACTATATCTAATAAAGCATACGCAATGTCGTTTTCTATACAAGTTACACCAAAGTCGCTGTCAATAGATGTTCCATCATATAAATTTCCGCCAAAGTTAAGTACCTTATTGCCAACCTTCTCAACGAAATTATATTTAGTAATCCACGTATCATAGTGATCTTTACTATCTATCACCTCTAACCCATTTTCGTCCGTGTAGCAATAATCTTCAATAGTATTAAATCCGTCAAGTCTTATTTGCGTTGTAAACGCTAAGAAAGCTAACGCATCATCTGTTTTGACTGTGGTATCTACTAATTTAACAAATATGTTATTATTTTTAACCGCTGCTAATTTTGCTTCGTTTTCCTCAGTATTTTTAACTGTCAAACATAATCTTACAGTATATGGAGCAGAAACATCTTCGTTAAGGTCATTAATATTTGTAGCAGTTAATGAATTAAAAATATCTTGTGATACTGTGTAATAAATGAAATCTTGGAAAGTTTTTTTAATTGATTGCACATCATCTGCAGTAGGTATTTTATTATCACATAACACAACAATTAACTCTTGTCCGTCGTAATCAAAAAATCTATGGAGATTGTTAATAACATTAGGATCAAGTGGGTTTGATTCAACCGTTGTACTAAGTATCTTATTAAATGTATCTACTGTTAAAGGTGCATTATCTTTATCTTTGCCATCTATGTTTGTTATTTGGCGAGTTAAACCTTTCTCCTCGTTTAACAGATAAGTACAATATCCATTAAAAGCAGTATTAGCAGTTTTATTCATAAAATATACCGCTTTTTTATAACTGCCAATAGGAGTTGTTTCTCTTACAATATTAAAATTAACATCTATAAGTTTATTGATATCTACCATTCTTTGTTCCTCCTATCAGCCGATATTAGATTCCTGAGATTCTATATTACCTGCCATAAATGTATAGGTACGCTCAGTTGCTGTTGAACCTACAGAATTTTCAGGTATGCCTTTAATAAATACTTGTGTAGCAGTAAATGCTAAGTTACCTGTATCATCTGTAACTGTTAATGTACTTTCTGCTTTGTCTGGATTTGCCCAGCACCATTTTGCAAATTCTGTAAGTACTTTAATATGAGGGGATGTTTGTTGTAATTGTATCGAAATAGTACCAGACCTATCATTACTATGAGCAACAACTACACCACCATCAGCAGTAGAACTCATACTAAATATATCCGTACTATATGAATAACTAATCTTTTCAATTTGTTTTTGACCGCCACCTAAATTTATATAGGACTGACCGCCAAAACTTGTAAGGCCATAATATTCATTATACAATGTACCTCTTACTGACGATAACGAAAATACTTTCATTCTATATTATTCCTCCACTTGTTCTTGTTCTTGTGGCGCCATTGATTTTTCTACTGTCTTTTTCGCTTCTCTGACGCCTTTATTAAATAATTTACCTTCCTCTTCATCAATTAAACTTAAACATTTATTTAATTCACCGACGTGAGGAAATTCTTCTTTCTTTATATCCGCTAATACCATTGCTAATTGATTATATAATTCATCATTAGTTTCTTTATAATTTCGCATAAATTCGGTGATAGCGGAAGTATAACCGTCTATTGCTTCATACTCATCATTTATTAAATTTCTAATTCTTTGTTGAGTAAAAGCAATCATATCTCGAATACCAAGTTCTTTAGAATCTTTTTCAGATAATTCATCTTTTACCTTACTTGTATCTTTAACTTGTTTAGTATCAGATAACTTTTTTTCTTGCCTTATATAATCTAAGGCTTCAAAGTTAATACTGTCCTCAATCCTAATGGGTATTCCATTTCTAATAATATATTTGCTCATTATATACCTCTTATTTTTAATTACATAACTATTTTATTAAATTTTGTTATAATTTATATTTTTTTAGTACCACTGCCCACCAATACCTTTGAAATACGTTACTAAACCTCTTACGCAACCTGCCATTCCTTCATCTAATGTTTCTTGTACATCTGTGCCTTTACGGCGAGATGATTCGGTTATTCTTAATTTAGCAATGTCGTTTTTTGTTTGTGAACAACTATTACATATTTTAATTTTGTTATTATAAAAACCAGATTTAACAAGTTGAAAAGATTTGTCCGTATCTGTGTCATTAAATTTAGTCATAAATACAGAATTTTTATCAACTAAGTTAAATAATCTATTTTCATAACTACAATCTAATAATAAATTTCCTCTTAATTCTTTTGCCCACTGTTCAAATTTATTTATACCGATAAATATATATTCTTTTTCGACAACATATTCGTCTCTATCAAACATTCTATTTATACCAAGTACCTTTATCGTATCCCCGTTAATAGTTGCACCGTAGTCCAAATATTGTGAATTATCTCTAACACTATCTGGTATTATATTTTGATAGGTAAAACTATTTGTGTATATACCCATTCGTCTACTTGTGAAATGGTATATAATCATTTGACTTATAGCATCTACAACGTCGTCGTGAACTAAAAATGGAAATTTTAATAAACTACTTATTGCTTCTGAGGTTTTATCGGATTTAACAAACCTTACCGCTCCATTTTGCATATATGTTGATGCTATTGACAACCGTTGAGATTTGCTGTCTGTGCCGGGATTAAAAGGAGCCAAGCCGGCAAGTTGAGAAGATAAATCTTGTAATAATGCGCCACCGTTTGCTTTATCTTCAACTATTTGTATTATAGCAGGGTCTATATTTTCAAGACTTACTAATAGTTCTTTTTCTTTTATATACCCTAAATGTTCTTGCCACGCTTCGCATATTACTAATTCATTACCTCTACCATATCCTTCTGCGAATCCGTGGTAGTCATTTATTTCTTTATCCTTTACCGGGCAGTCGTGTGAACCATAATGGAATTCTGCCATAGGTTTATAATCCCGTCTAAATTCTTCTTCACTTATATAATGTATATATTGTTCTTTAACAATGTTACTTGCACTCGCCCCTGCGTCCTGTTGATATTGAGTATTAAATTCGTCTATACCCATTTCCATTTTAGCAGTAGAATAATCTCCAAATCTTTCAGGCCATAATTTTTCACCTTTTTTAATTATTTTAACTTTTCCACTACACGGATATATTAAAACTCTATCGTCAGTTGCTATTGCTTGTATTTCTGTATGACTATATACTTGTGATAAATCTTTGTCTTCTTGTATATAACCACTTACATCGCCTCGTGCAATCCTCTGTTCTATATGCCATATTACACCTGTTTTCTTTGTGTTAAGTCGAGTTGGAAGTGTTTTTCTAAAAAAGTCTATACTATTTCTTAATACTTGTCCGTCTTTTCTTGCATTATCAGCAGAAGTTAAGTCGTCCGCGATAATAACATCAGCACCAAAACCTGTGAAAGATGATTGACACACCGAATAAAATGTTGACCCGCTGTTAAGTCTAATCATTGAAGCAGTTGAATTTTTAAGTCTATATGCACTGTCTGTGAAATAATACTTAAATTTATCACTTTCCAATAATTTTTGGCGTTTAGTATTCATTTCTGTTGACAAGCGTTCTGTATGAGATACACTTGCAACTGATATAGGTGAGTTAAGTCCTAACCAAACAGGTCCACAAATATTTAATATAGAACTTTTTGAATGACGAGGTGGCATATTCCAATCGTGGTTATGAACGTGTTCGCCATTTATAAGTTTATCCCTAACAGGGCATTCCCCGTGAGATTTTTCTTTTATATAGTTATATTCGTCGTCTGTTATCCAATCTCGCCAAACATAATTCGGCAAAAAATGCTTCACAGAATACTGGAAGCACTCACATAGATATTCCATAAGCCAAATATCACTATACTGAGCCGTTTCATATGCGTCCCACATTTCACATAAGAAAGCATATAACGACTTTTTCATTTGCCACATTTTGGCTTCTCTTAAATTTATTGTCGTTGGCATAAAAAAATTCCTTTGATTAGTTATACAAATATATTGTATTAAATCAAAGGAATCAATATATATTTTATTTTGTATTTGATAAATGTTTACCTTTATTAGAATGATAAATATTTATCTTTTTGTTCTTTTGGTACTTGTTTATTTGATACCACTAAGGTAGGAATAGTTTCTACACCTAATTTTTTAAGAGCCAATGCTCTGTGAATACCTTCTTGTTGGGATGACGAGAAGTCTAATATTATAGGTTCATTTATAGTTTTAGATTTACCTAATTCTTTAACTAATTTATAATAATTTTCATCTATGTGGTCTTCTATCATTTGTTTAACTGATTGTTCTTTTCGTGTTGCACACGCTCTTAAATACCCATCAGTTGAAAGATTTTCAATTTCTGCTTCACGCCCATTTACTGATACAGGTGCACCCGCCAATGCCGCTTTATACGCTTTTGAATAACTTGAACCATCAGTTATATCAAATGTATAATTACTGCCATCACTTGCTTTAACAATGTTTGAACCGCGTTTTGCAATATCTTTATTTATTTGTTCCCATAACTTATTACCTTGTTCAGTTGCAGATTCTAAAGTATCAGGTTTATTAGCAATAAGTTCTTGAAGTTCTTTGCTTGGGCCTTCCTCTGATTTAGCAGATTCTGTTTCTTCTGGTGCATATTCAGGTTTACCATTTTCAAGGATATCCAAAAATGCTTCTTCAAACCTATCTTCGTCACCAATAGTATCTAAAAGTGAATCCGCACCTAAATCATCCCCTAATGTATCCGGATAATGTTTATCTAAATAAGCCGCAATCTTATCACTCAATGCGTATGCTTTTTCTTTATCTTTTCCATTATTTGAATTAGATAATTCACGAACTCTACTATTCGCTGACGCTAATTTACCTAAGTCTTTATGCAAATTAGGATATTTTTTAACTAACTCAGGACTTATAGTGTTACCGAGTTCACTTTTAACAGCACCTGAATTATTTTTTGATTGTTTAGTTTCTTGCTTAGGCGTTTCAGTTTTGAGTTTAGCACTTGTTTCAGATTTAGCAACTATTTTGTTTGCTTCTTCTTGTGTAAGATTTTTCCATTTGTCTGAATTGTAACCCATTTCCTTTAACTTTTTGTAAGTCATAGGGGATAACCTATCATCTTCTATAGGTTCACTGTCTTTCAAAAAAGTCTGTAATTTAGCAACAGCAGAATAAGTATCTTTTGCTTTTATTACATATTGTTTATTACCTCTGGTTATCTTATAAGTTTTCATTGCCCTTCCCTTTGTCGTAATGTATTTGAAAGTCTATCAAGTCGACCATTTTCATCATTTATACTATTTAATATAGTTGCGAGTTCTTTTACTTCGTGATTTAATGCTAAATACATTTGATGTGCTTGATTTTGTGCGTCTATATCTTGTACATCAGTTGAATATGTATTTAGTACTAAATCTACTTGTTCAGCGAGTTTTATAAGATGTTCACAATTTCTTTTTATATCCTCGCCGAAGTTAGTATATGTTTCTACTCTGCTCGTATATTGTATCATAGTATTTCCTTTTTACAAAATTATTATATAAAGATTATTATAGATTAAATATTATTTCTTTTTCTTGTCTTTTCTGTACGCAGAAGTCGACCTTAATTCTCTGTCGAATCTGTCATACGCCCTTGCACAAGGGAATTCTTCTTCACCTTTACAATATGCACAGAAATCATATTCTCCGCAAGTGTCGTGTCCTGCTTTTTGGCTCATTTCCCATTTGTGGGCGTCTAATTTTGCTTGTCTGTCTGCTAATTTCATTTTATTTGTTCTCCTGTATGAATTTATATATTTCTTCTTCCATTGCTTCTTTACAGAAGTCATAATGGAAATACTCTTTTATCATTATGCCGTCTTGCCAATGCTGTGCCCCTACAACTATTCCTTTATCTAATTTCTTAAATACCGGCATTATAACGACTGATTTGTTTAACATTGTAGATAAATATGTAGATAGGTTTTTGCACACTTGTGTGTACGAATTTATCGCTTCACACAGTGTACAATTATTATCTACCATAAATTCTTGTAAGTATAAAGATTTCATAGTTCAATTTATTCTTCGCCTTCTTCCAGCGTTTCGATTACGCCTTCAATAGCAAAATATGCTTTCTCTATTGAATGTCCTGCTAACTCGTTATTCACATCTTCAGCGATTGCAGTTTTTACCATTTTTAACAGTTGAATCATTTCTTGTCTTGTCATTTTCTTAACTCCTTTATTTCTTCACGTAATAATTGCCAACAGATTTATCACCACAATCCCATATATCTTGGATATGACCTTTTGTAATGCAAGTATGGTGATTTGCTACCGTTACAAGAACACCTTCTTCCATTTCCTTTTTACTTAAAATCTTGTCCATTTCTGAAACTGTGTATTTTTTATTATCAGCCTTACGTGGTTGAGGTCTTTTTACATACCCGAATTTTTCAAGTACTTTTTCCATAACTTGTTTACTTGTCGAGTCGTAATAGGTTTTCAACGAAATTTCTGTTTGTAACTTTAATGCTTCGTCGTATGTTATCCCAAGCGTTCCAACCAACGCCCTTGTTGAACAGTCACCTGTTTTTCTACCTTTTGGGTTTACATTTTTCTCAACATAACCAATCATTTTTAACTCCTTTGGGTATTGCCCTTTCCTTATTTACAATTATATTATATATTATTTTTTTAATTTTGTAAACTATTTTAAGGGGTTAATTATAAAATTTATTTGAAAATTCTGATAAATTTTTTGAAACATAAAGTAAAAGAGGTCGTAGTTTTTCAGCAAGTCGTAATTTTTCTTCACCTTTTGCTTTTTTATACGCCTCTAATGTATCCTTAGTAACTGTTAATATGTGAATAATATAATCTACCGTCATTATGTCTCTTCCTCATATATTATTTTATATATTTGAGTTCCTTTATATATTTCAGGTATTACGGTTAATATTCGATAACCCATTTGAGCAAAATGATTAAGAACACCTATAAGATATTCTTCTGTTGTGTCGTGATAATTATACTTTTTCATTTTCTTCTCCTATCAGAATATACTATTAAATATATATCACTTAAACTATTCCAAGTTACAAGGTCGATATTAAAATTACTTTTATAATAAGTATATTCTACCTTAAATGTTATACGAGGAATATATGCGTATCTTTGTCCAGGGCGAACAGTGAAGAATAATGATACTTTATCCCTTTCGCCCCCGGTGATATACAGATCTTTATATTTAACAACTTCTATATTAGGTATTCTGTTATTTATAACTGTTGTTATGTTGTTTAAGTAATATGTAGGTTTTACAACTACTCCAAATTCTATTTCATTTGATAAATCTGATTTTAATATTTCGCAAAATACTTTTGTTACTTTGCCAATAGGACAGGTTTCACAATCCTTTTGTTCTTCACATAAATCTTTTAATTGTCTTAATGTAAATTCTTCTAATTTCTTTTTCATTTTTCACTCGCCGAAAAGATACCGAACAGCAAATAAAATATACTTACCATAGTACATATTATACCACACCCGAACGATATTGCTTCATTTAGTAAAGCACCGGTTACCGTTAATATAAAGCCAAGAGAGTATAATATGTATATAACAATATATAACATACCTATATTAGATAAATTATTCATCAGTTAACACCTAATTCATATGCACTTGCAACAGCGGTATTTAATACCGAATTTGCATAATTTACATCTTCTTGTAACTGTGATATTCTATTTTTAACAAAATTTTCTTTTAATTGATTAAAATTATCTTTGTCTGTTGTCCAGTTATAAGTTCCTTCTTTATCTTTATCTAACACTATATTCCAATCCGTTGCATACTTTTGTTCGTATGTTAGTCTGTCATAATCTAAGAAATACATAGTATCATTTTCAGACATAACAGGAATTTCTACTGTGAAAAATTTATCTAAATAATCTATTGCGTAAATCGTTTTCATTTATTACCACCCATAAAATAAAATAGTTTCGTTATCCCAATCAATAACTTTTAGTAAATGAATTAAATTAAAGATTGCGTGTTCGTATATATAACTTTTGGACACCTTATATTTGTTTGACTCATCTATATTTTCAAACTGATTTTGTAGCCAGTAAAGTCTACCCTCTACAAATTGCTTCATTTTATCGTGTTCAGATATATCCTCGGTCATAGTTATACCCAATGGGTACTGCACCTCTTGTCCGTCCCCTAAAAGCGATTGATAAGCACTTATGGCCTTTTCCTTATATATCTTAATTGCTTCTAACAACCCTTCTTTACCGACAACGAAAGGGTAATAATCTTCAAAATATTCCTGGCAATCTTTGTCGCCAAATAATGGTTTGCCGGTGTTGTATATTCTTTCGGCGGTATCTTCATAATATAACTTGCCGAATTCAAATATTTCGGTCCGTGAAAAAATTTCATCGAAATCTATATAACCACTATCAGTGTCCCCATACTGTCGTTTTAATTCGCTAAGACTTATATTGTTGCATTTTTCTATATCCGATTTTTTAACCAAATAAAAATAATGTCTGTATCCCATTTTATTCTCCTGCTCAAATAGGTTTGTTCTCCTAAAAATCCCATTCTGGTTTATCCTTAAACTCTATATTATATCTTTTTCTAAGATATTTTACTGTCGGCATAAAAAAGAATTTTGGCACGTTTATGTTAGGAATATTTTCTTTTGCCCAATCAAGAACACTGTCTGGTAACGGCATAGAAAGCATACAATATGTTGTAATTTTATTTAACATATCAGCAGTTGTCTTATCGTTAGCAAACTCTTTGTTCACGTTCATATCAATTTTGTTTGGAATCCACGACTGTGCGAACGACAACTTATCTTGTAATTTCTTGATTTTCTTCGCCGACAAGCGAGCAATCATAGATAGTCCTAAATCTTCAAAGTCGTTCTCAACAAACCACTTTTCTATAATGTCTGCTTCCTTAACGGGGTCAGTCGTGTATCCGTATTGTATCAATAATTCTTTAAGTGTCATTTTCTACCTCCGCTTGTTTACATTTATCACAACGATTGAAATTGTCAGCGTCTTCATCATACGTTATAAAACAATCAAATAGGTCACAGTATCTGTCTTCACCATAGAACATCATACAATCTTTACAATTTTCTGGTACTTCAATTTCAACTCTTACCTTTGTCATTGCTAATCAACTCCTTTATAAATTCATTGATTTCTTCTTCCAAATCGTGATAACTTTCTTCTATTCCGTCGTAATACCACGCTTCATAACCTTTGAATTTCTCTTTCAACTTATTCAATACATCAATTGTTCCCTGCCTTGCAATACGCAGTTCGTCATCAAGTAAGGTACACTCGGTTTTTAGTTGCTTGTTTTCTTTTTCAAGCTGTTTGATTTCAGATTGCAGTCTATCGACTTCATCGCACCGTTTCTGCATTAAATAAGTAGCAAAACCTATTGTATAATCGTCAGCAGCATCACACGTCGGGTCATCATCGCGTTCTTCGAGTGCAGGCACAACCGCCCCGAACATAGAAACAAGAACGTTTTTGGCTTCTTCAATCGCTTCTTTTTCAGTCATTTTTGTACTCCTTATATTGTCCTATTATCAACTATATTATATAAGTTAATTATCCTTTTCCATTCTTCATTTATTATACAATACCCATCGAACTTAGTATTCTCAAAATCAGTATCGTTATTTATAAGATAATAACAAGTGCCGTTAATATCCATTGCTTTGGGTTTTCCTATATAAGATACTCCAAGATTATATGAATTTGTAAATCTCTTGAAATCATCTATTGTACCTAAACACGCTACTTTTCTTGTTATAATCATTCTTTTATCCTCCCGTCTTCTAATGCATCTCTGTATTGAAATCTGAGTCGTCTTCTTAATATTTCAGCACTGTCTAATTCATCAAGTCCTGTTTCTTCCATTACTTCTTTGATAAGTTTATTTATCTTCATTACGCTCGCCTGATAAGGGTGAAGTCGGTTATAATAATTGTGAGCACAAATCTTAACATCTTTTAATACAGCGTTATATTTATATTTGTGAGTAAATCCGTTAAAGTCGTCATTCAATACATCTCTCTGCATAATTATTATCCCCTTAATAATTTGTACCGAAGTTTTTATTTAGATATTCTTTATTTTGTTTATTCCAGCATTTAGTACAATTTTTACACCCGCCGCACATTTTATAATTTCGTGCTTGTGGTAAAGATAATCTACTATCCATTTCGCACATAAATACGCCATCGGTTATTTGTGCCTTCAAATCTTTATTAGAAGTGACTTTATTATAAAGGTTATAATAAATATTATCCATAAGATTATTCCAGTAATAAAACGCTTCTCCGTCTTCAATGTAAATACAATAATTACCACTTACAGGTCTGCCGTGTAGTGCTTTTGCGTCGCGGAAAAAGTTTTCCCTTATCGCATTTGAAATACAGACTTTATTCAGTTTAGTTTTATCGTCACTTCTTCTTACAATTTTAATAACTGTTTTATCTTTATTGCGTAACAATGCAGAAGTACCAGGGATATCAGAATCTAATACTTTATTAGGAACATCTTCATAATTCCCGTTTTCTTTTGCTATTGCTATTTTCTTAAAAAATGATTGTAAAACTTCTGGATATTTCTTAGGGTCGATTTCGGTTTTACCGTTTTTCATAAAATTAAATACAATATCCTCTTCCCCTTTGTCTTTAAGCCATTTCAAAAGATTTTCAGTATCAGTATCTGACATAGGGATTCTGGAATAACTGTATTTAAGTTCGTTAAAATTTTTGTCTGATGGAATTTTAGTTAATACAAGAACATTGTTCTCACGCTTTAGAATGTTATAAAACATTACGCTTACCTCACTTTTATTTAGTTTATTTTATTATATACAATTTCGTATATCCTTTACAATAAATTATACTATATTTTATAGCAATTTTGTAAAAGAAAAAACAGCCAATATTTCTACTGGCTGTTTCTCCCGGAGTTAAATCAATGAACGATTATGATATGGAGCTGATAAGTAAAGTATTATTTAGAAGGAATAGGCCACTCACCTTCATTGCTCCTCTTGCCGTATCTCGAGCTTTGGACGAATCTTTGTTCGACAGTCAGCCTCGAATAGTCGTAATCTCTAAAAAGAGTTTTGGGAACGAGACACCCCAACGTAAATATCGACTTAACCCGATTTGTGTGGTGTAGGGTAAAATCAACCACGTCCTCCAACATTTACCCAAGCAGGAGTTTTTACAGCACTTTCACTGGCGTCAGCATACCTTATATTTAGTGGAGATATGCAACCACTTGTGGCAGGCGTAAATAGATTTGAACTATTACTAACGGAGTCAAAGTCCATTGTGCTGACCATTACACTATACGCCATTATGCTGGAGCAGAAGGTCGGAGTTGGACCGACAACCTATTGATTACAAATCAATTGCACTGCCATTGTGCTACTTCTGCATATGTAGATTTGATATGAGATATTTAACGCGTATCTTTCTCTCATTACTGTATTACAGCGGTAACAGCAAACCTACAAAACGAATACCTGGTGGACCTTCTTGGACTCGAACCAAGGACCATTCGGTTATGAGCCGAACGCACTAACCAACTGTGCTAAAGGTCCATATATTTTTGTTTTGGTCGGAGTGAGAAGATTCGAACTTCTAACCTTATGGTCCCAGGCCATACGCGCTACCAAACTGCGCTACACCCCGATAAAGTAGGGCTAAATTTACTTCGGACACGATATTTCCCTCGTTCGTTTTCTAAGTAGCCCTGTTAAAAATGTTGTAGTAGAACCGCTTCCAAACTACTACCATACTCTTGTACTTTGAGTATCTTGTTACAATTAACTTACCGCGAATTAGTTAATAACCCTTGCTTTATTTCAGCACACGCGATTTTTTAATAGTAAAATATTAAAAAGAATCATTCCACTCGCCCTATTCTTCCCGGGCGGCGGCATTTGCCGCAATCCAAAACTCTTTTAATATTTACCGTGGTGCGAAAGGTGGGACTTGAACCCACACGAGTTTTGCCTCCAAGGTTTTTAAGACCTTTGCGTATTCCTATTCCGCCACTCTCGCATAATTATTTCTTCTTTTGTGCTTTATTTTGGTTAAACCAAATTTCTTTTGCATTTTCAGGAAATTTGTCTTTTTCTGCTGATTCAATTGTAAATGTACATTTAGAAGTTTTTAGTGCTTCTTTGATTTCTTTTATCTTTTGTTTGTCTGTTACAATAACCGGTTTATCGTCTATCATTTGTTTTTTAATTAAAACACATTGGTGGGCAGGTGTTTATGGTCTTTTTACCAATGTGTTTATCTTGTGTATCTTTTATCGTTGTTTTAGGACATACCAGTACAAAATCAACCTTGGAGTTTATTTATGATTGCATTATGTTTAACTTGGTTTTACCTGCCCGACCATTGTTGGCTATTTTATTTTGAAAGTTCCTTTACAATTTATTATACTATAATTAGTGATTATTTTGTAAATTTGATTTTTGAATTTCTTTGAGTTTTGAGTTATAATACCAAATTCTCTTATAAAGTCGTACCTTTTCCATTTGATTATTAGTATTTCTTAATTCGTTTTTTAATTCAATAATTTTATTATAAAGGTCTTCTGGTGTATTTATAGATTTAGAGCGTTTATTTTTACGCACTGTTGTTGTAATAGGTTTACCGTACTTAATTGCTTCTAATTCTTTTTGAGTTGTTGTATAACTCTTTTCTGCGTTATATATTTGAGTTGAATATCTGTTTATAAGTTCAGATATTGATTTTCTTTGTTGTACAAGTTGTTCTTTTTCTTTTCTCAAATTGTTTAATTTTATTCTTTGTGAATTTAATTTATTTGAGAGTTTATTTATTGTTTCTACTCTCCTCTTTTCTTCGCCGTTGATTTTATCGTCGAGTGTTTGCTTTAATGCAAATAATTCACACCCTTCACCACGGCAAATTCCAGATGAAAGTTTAAGACATTGTTGACAATTTAATTTAATTGAATTAAATACTACTTGTTCTTGTTTATTCGTAAGTTCCATAATATGCTCCTTTTGAGGTTTATGTACACTATCATATTACTTACGATTATGCGATTTTTGTAAATAATTTCTTAAAGAATTCTAATATCGCGTCAAAAAAGCCGTATTCTTTTATTGCCGATTGTATAACTTCTACTCCGCCGTGAGTTAAAAAGTATATACTTAATAATAATGTTATTATAAACGCTATTATAAATAAAGTTGTAAATAACCCTTTTACTATTTTCAACGTTGCAACCCCCTTTCTATAGATTTTTTATCTATGCCGATTAAAGGACATACTTTATATAATTCAGTTAAATCAAATTTAATAGCGTTATTTACAATACAAATAACTGATGGGGTCATTGTATCATCTAAGTGATATCTATAAAATTGACAATCTTTGCACTTTTTTGGTTTCTCAGATTTATTGCATAATAAGGACTTCATTGTCTGTTTCTTTCGCCTCGTAAATTAAATATATTATTATTGTATATTTTGTGGGCAATTTTAATTAAAATTATTTTCCTTGTATATATCTATATATAAGGATATTCAAAAACAGTTGCAATGTACTGTCCTAATTAAAATATATGTTAGATTAGATTAAATTATTTATCTAACTTTCTTATATTTAACCCCGTTAATAATGAGAATTTCTGGTAATTTTTCTTCTACTTCTGAACCGACGGAAGGATAATTAGCGGCTTCTGCCACCGTAACCCATTTCTTCCACGTATTGCATTTACTACAATAAAGACCTATTCTTTTTAATACGCCATCTTCGTCGGTAAAGTTCTTAATATAGAAAGTATTATTATTGCATTTACTGCACTGGTAATTTTCTCCATCTTCTAAATCCTCTGTTCGCCATAAGAGAATTCTTGCCTTTAAGCATCTTTCATAATCTCTCATTGCTAATAATTGTCGGTACATATAATACCGCATATCTTTATCTAAACTTTCATATTTTGCCGTGTGCATAAAACTTTCTAATTTAGATATTTTTTCCTGTAATTGTAACAATTCTTCTTTAACTCTTTGAAATGCTGACATAATATAATTATAATATAAAGTATTAAATACTAACGATATAAATATGGTTACAATCGAATTTAGACTTGTCTTGTGTTATATTGTAACCCATATCTTTAATCGCTTTACAAAGTTTATTTTCGTCGCAACAAGTAACATCAATATAAATATCTACACTGTCCGCAGTTAATAAGTTTTTCTCTAAATTATGCAATAATGTTAATTCTTTAATATTGAAATCTCTTAATTTATTCTTCTCTAACATCTATAAATATTTCTCCTTTATGTTCTTTTATATAGGAATCAAATTCGTGTTTTGTTTTAATTAGTTTAAGAATACATTTATTCTCATCTAATATGATATAGGGAAATATATCATTATAAACAACTGTTATAATTTTACTGCCGTCAATTTTATACTGTTTCATTTTCTCACTACATACTCCCAACTCATTACTGTCTTTAATTCAGTTAAGAAATATTGCCTGTTTTGCATTGCGATTCTATAAAATTCATCTAACAATATAGGCTTGAAAATTTCTAATTCATTATTATTAAAGTATAATATAGATGACCGTTGTTTTTCCTGCATAAAAGCACTGCATTCGTCATCGGTTATTTGTAACTTGTCTTGTAATAAATTTTCGCCAGTGAAATCAGACTTATACACTTGCTCTACTTTTATAGGCTTTACTACCCCTATCACTCTACCCATAAATTTGCGTATCAAAGGTCTATATTGTTTAGGTACTTGCATTACACTTTGTTTTGTTTTCCCTACATATATAAATACCCTATCTTGTTCGGTATGTACTACTGGCAATATTTTACGAAGTAGTACAGCATCAGCACCTTTACATATTACCTTATAAGCAGTGTTTGGAGATATGTTTATAAGTATGTCCATCTGTTACTTTTCCTTGTTTACATCTATATTATACTTTGTGTTTAATGAATATTGTAAATTTGTATAAAAATTGTATAAAATTTTTCAAAAGTTATATTTTCACTATATACAACACACCTGGTTATAATTATACAATTTTATTTATAATTATACAAAAATTTGTATTAAAATTAACGCAGAATACTGTCAGTTACGGCTTTTTCGACCTTATATTTGAACCAGTCTTCAAAAGTAAATTCTTTAATAGAAGTATCTTCGAGGTCGTGCAACTGTCTTTCTTTCTGTTCTTCTTTATATTCTCTATGTAATTTACCTACATTTTGCACGTTAAGAGGGTTTCTCATATACTCTTTTACATACTTTTCTATAAGTTTATAAATTACAATATGAAGTTCATTTTCCGTTAAATCCGTTAAAAACATTATTATTTCTCCTTTTTAGCCGTAGATTTTTGTAAATCTTCTATTGTTGCAAGTTCTTGTCTAATGCTTTCTTCGTTTATTTCGTTATATATAGTTGCTATTGCTATTAGATGTTCTTCTAATTGTTTTATTTGTTGTTGTGTTGTTTGGTATTCTTTTTGTATTTCTGCTTTTCTTTCTAACTGGTATTGTAATTGTTGTTGTCTTTGTTGTAAGTATTGTTGTAACATCATTGTTGTTGGTCTCCTTTTATTATTTATTTAATGGTAATATATATATTTT